GAACTTTTGAGTTTCTAGCTGTATCTTCTCGCGTTCAAGCTGTAGCTTGGCCGCGCTTAGTTCCGCGTTAGTTTGCGTTTCAAATTGCTTATTCGCCGCCTCTGCTTGATCCGCTTTAGCTTTCTCCATCTCTGCCATAGCCGCTAGCGTCATTGGATCTGGCTGTTGAGGTTGTTGCGCTGCTTCAGCTTGTGCTTGTGCAATCTTCTGCTGCTCTTCATTAGTCCATTGGTCTTGAGGTATTACGCCAGCGTTTAGCAATTGCTCTCTGAATCGTTCAGCCATCAGATCCATACCTGGCTCTTTCTTGTTCTTCAACCAAATATCCATGCCCATTTGAGCAAACTCAGGCATGATAGAAGCCATAGCTTCAAACGATCTAGCCGCTTCTTTCTGTGCGCTATTAAACGCAGGGCCGACTTCGCAAACAACATCATAATTGCCAGTTGTAAGATCGTTCAACGTTACTAACTCGCCTGTGTCTTGATCTAACACCGTCTGGTTTAGTGTAACCATATCTGGTTCGCCATCTTCACCAAGCACTCTAACAATTCGCGTTGCATCATAAACGCGTGGGATAGCATTGATAAGAATCTTACCTGTATAACAAATAGCAACTTCCAAATCCTTAAACCATTTAATATTACCCACATTGCCTTGCTCTATTTGCTGTAATCCCGCTACACCAGACTGTTGAGCATTGGCGTTGCCTTGTTGCGCCGCGTAGGTGTTAGAGCTTGCGCCTATCATCTCTTGCATTTGCACAATTGTAGCTTGCAAGCCTGTGCTAGCTACTGGCCCGCCATGCTGTTGCGGTGCGCCTGGCGCGTCTGGATCTGGGTTATACAGTCGAATAGGTGACCGGTCGGTGTTCATCTTCGAGTAGTCATTACCCGCCGCCTGTTTTCTGGTCATCCAGTAGCTAGGGGAAGGTGATAACGCGCCGTCTTCAATATCTCTAGACATCGCATAGTTTAGAACGCGCTGAGGGTCTAACAGGTTTTCAACTTTGCCAAAATAAACAACATCGTTATCAACCACATCAAAATTACCGTAAACAGGAACTAAGGGTTGGTAGTCGAAAACCGTTTCCTCTTCTTTGCCTAGCCATTCGCCACCATCTAGCAAGCGAGAATATACGCGCCAGCTTTTACGCTTGCGTCTACGTGTTTCCGTGATGCCCGCTTCAGCTAGTTCATCTTGTACCGCCTTAAAATCATCGTCTACTTGATAAACCTTGCCATCAGACATTTCTACAATTTCAATCATGCGCGGCTTTCTATAATACAGCTTGGCTATCGTCACGATTTCTTTGCTATTCCACTTGCAATCAGGATCAGAGCTACGCGAATCATCACCAACTGACATAGCACCGCCTTTTGGCCATCTGGCGCGATACTCATCAACAGGGAGCGCAATCAGTTTCACTGACCAGTTAGCGTCAGATCTGTCTTGAAGCGTGGACGAAAGATCAAACCAAACAGAGTCTAGCGCATTAGGTACGCGTCGGATAAACAGATCCTGATCGAATGAATCGCCGTCTATATAGTCTGTTTCGCATTCCCAAGCGTCAAACCCGCACGTAACAGTTCCACGGCCAGCGCTATTAAATGTGTCTTCAGCATTAGATATATTGCGAATATTACGAATTAAGCCATCAAGCGTTTTAGCAGTATCTTTTGACGCATCACCCCCAGATGGGCTTACTCTTAATGTAAAATCACTCTGCTCAATCTCACCAGCGATGCCATCAATAATAGGCGTACACATATCAAACGTGCCACGGAAACGGCCATCCATCTTGTTGTAGCTGTCTTGATCCCATTGGCCGTTACGCTCAGTCAAAAACCGTTTAGCTTCACGCGCCTTTTCTCGCTGGTCTTGCTCCGCGTTTTGTGTTTTGCGAATCATAACTAATACGCTGTTGTGATCGCTGTAATCTTGTTTATACGGCATGTTATTACCTGCTGATAGAATCAAATACTAAGTTAACGTCTGGCTGTCTAAGCTCTGGTATCTCTTCACCCATTGCCAAACAATCGGCCATACCTGGTGAATCAATATCATGCTTATCTTTCATCTCTTTTTTGCTCATGAGTTGTATTTTACCATTCCCGTTAGGCTTACGGGGAATTCTACATACTTCTGAGCGCAACTTATCAAGTAAAGGTATCTCACTCGATATGCTAATGATCGTTTCTGGATCAATATACTGCCCTTTCACAACTGCCAAATACGTATTATAAAACCGTTGCGCTAGCTTCATATAGTATTGAGCGCGTTTATTATAGAACGTGTCAGCGTTTGTTTTTGGTTTATCTTTAGAGCCTAAAGAATCCAAACCTTCATATCGCTGAAGCTTGTCTTCTACTTCATTAGAGCCACGATACATTCTTAAATCACACTTAATCCCGTCAAAGTTTTGACCTATTTGTCGCCTGAGTAGTGCGCCCATTCCGTCACCATCCCAAACAAACAGATCAGCATTGCTTCTAATAGCTCTTGACGTAGCTTCGTCACATGCTTCATTACCGTTCTTAGCTTGGATCTCATCAACTTCAAAATAGTAGATACCTTTTCGGCAAGCATACCCTTTAGAATCGCCACCTTCATCGGCAGGGTCATGCGCCGCAACGGTTGCGCCTGTGGGTGTAATACCAAGCTTTTTATGGCTATCAATTGCCGCATCAAACCACGCCTTTTTAATGATTGCTCGTTCTACGGTTTCGTTGTAGTGACCGTTCCAGATATGGTCATATTCATCTTCACCGAGGTTATTCTTATCATCAGCCCGTTCTTGCTCTAGCTCAGGAGGAAACCACGGGTTATCAGTGTAATTCACTTCAACAACCATGATCAGATCGTCTTCATATCGCCCACACCTAGCCAGTTCTGATTCCGCTCTAGATAGATACTTTTTAGCTATCGCATCTTCTCTTGAACTACGGTTCATTGTAATCCAGATCTCAGGCGGGTTTTCGTCATCGCTGAGGTTGTTCTTTACACTAGAGCGCACAGAGGGCGTTAAAACCCTAAGACTTTTCTCACTAACGCTTTCTCCCTCTTCAATCCATAGCCTGTTAATACCCGCGATAGATTTTAGACTGGTGATATTGCGCGCCAAGCCTTTGTAGAATATCTCGCCACCCGTAGACGAATAGATATTGTTGTTATTGATCGTGAAACCTTCAGCGCCTAGCCGGTCAATTTCTTGCTTAAGGCTTTCATGTACTGAGTCGTCAATAGAGTTCTGGAATTCACGCGTGCAGCATATCCGCTCGCCATGATCGGCAAGCATTAGCATGATATCACCTACGCCAATAGATTTACCCGAATTATGATTAACTATACCATTACTCAAATAATTATTAAAAATAGGTACAAAAAGATCATAGTAGTACTCCTCCCTTTCTTGAACAATACTTTCTACTTCTATATATTGTAGGTCGTGGTTACAACTAAGGAGATCACTGTATGAACCATCGTCAACGTCGCGCCGAAGAATGTCGAAAGCTGTTTGAAGGGTTTTCCCCAAACATTTCCGATAAGTGTAAAAATCCAGAAAAAATAAAGCAAGTTGCCGCGCTAGCTGCTGAAGGTTTTTACTCGAAAGAAATAGCAGAGAAATTGAATGTAAGCGCGAAATCAATTCAGAAAATTTTTCGTTATTACGACTTTCCCCGTCTTCACAATGTTGCGCCTCCTTTAAGAGAAGAGCGTATAGGCTGGAAAGGAGGTTTGAAAGTAATGAAGGGTTATGAATACTCAAGAACTCCAGGCCATCCGCATGGCTCAAAGTATGGATCATATGTGGCGGTTCATCGACTAGTCGTTGAAAAACATCTAAATAGGTATCTTTTACCGACTGAGGTTGTGGATCATATCGACGGGAATACCAGAAATAACAATATAGAAAACCTGAGAGTTTTTGAAAGCAATGCTGAACATCTTCGCGTAACGCTAAAGGGTAAGCGTCCGAACTGGAGCGAGGACGGGAAGAGGCGCATATCTGAAGCTGCGAGTCGCGCACGTCTAGCAGAGATCGCCAACCAAGAGGTGTTAAGAAACGATGCTGGTCAGTACATGACAAGGTCGAACCATCAGAAAAAGTAATGTCATAGATTTTTTCTTT